CATTCAAGACGACTACCTTAGCTACAATGCAGGAGACTATCCTCGGCAAATATAATGGATTTGTCGCCCAACATAATCAGCAGGATCATTGGATACGTCTGAAGAACGGCAGCTTAATCCGCTACGGCGGGTTAAAGCCGAGCGAATCCGCCGCCGGGGATATACTTAAGGTTGCTAAATCTTTGGAGTTGAATGCTATCTATATTGATGAGGTCACCGATGTGCCCCAGAAGGTATTTGACTTTCTCGGTACGCGATTAGGCCGGGTTCGGTGCCAATGGTCCCTGACAGGCGAATGGGAGAAGCCTAAGGGTATATTACGTTGTACATGTAATCCTGAAATTAGTTATATCAAGTTGTTATTTATTGACCGGCCGCGGCCGGGTTATCATTTCATCCGAGCGAATTGGAAGGATAATAAGATGAACCTGCCGGATAATTATGAACAGATCGCATTCGGGCATATGTCTGCGGACTGGCGTGCTAGATATAGGGACGGTGATTGGTCGGCCGCTACCGATGTTGATGTACTCTACCCCCCATCATTGTTAATAAGGGCGACACGCCCAAGAAAATTTAATACATCCGGTGATATAGACTTCGGGGTAGATGTAGGTGCTGCCGGTGATGACGAGTCAGTCATATTCGTCAGGACCGGCGATAAGGCTGAATGTTTGTGGCACGGCCAAGAGCCGAATATATTAACATTTAGTGGTATAGTAATGGGTTATGCGGATAGGCTTCATCCGCAGAATATCAAAATAGATGCCGTGGGTTTGGGTGAGGGTGTGTGGCGGGACTTAGAGCGGGAGGGTTATCCCGTGACGCCGATGGTCGGCGGGGCAAAGCCAGTAGACGAAACACGTAATTATCGCAACCAACGGGCGGAGATATTCTGGCAATTCAGGGAGCGTCTCCAAGAGGATCGTGTATGGTTGCCTGATTATCCAGAATTGATAAATGAGCTTGGTACGATTCATTATAGCCAGACGGCTAGCGGCCAAGCGGTGCAAGTGGAGTCGAAGAAGGAAATTAAGAAGCGACTAGGACGAAGCCCCGATCTTGCCGACGCCTGTATTTATGCCTATGCATACGCCGATGGCGTGTTCGGGGCATTGTCGGCATGACTAACATAATGGGGAATTGGAACAAATGACTGAGAATAAGAGGCCAAAAGGACGAAAACCAAATATTTGTTTTTCTATCGCAAGAACTGTGCGCGATCGTGCCCGCCGAAGGGATACTCTACTACAAGGGGTATTTGATGAGCTGGCTGCTAAAGACGCTGAGATCGAACGGCTAAAGCGGTTGAATAATGCATTAGAGAATAATGCGTTGGTGGTAGATATAGCTGCGGCATCGGGCCATATTTGTTTTCCGTTTACTCGGAATACAATTGAGACATATCGCAATGCCCTTCGTGAAGCCCGTGATAGTGAATCAGAATGAATGATATAATGACAGATGACCCCATGGAGTTTTTTAATATACTGACTCAATTAGGCAATTCCTGCTGGGGGTTTGCTTTCCGATGGATCGCGGCCGATAATGGTGTGCGTTTGCCAATCTATGTATTTTGTACTGCGTGAGGAGAAGAAGTATGATAATTACTTTGATGGTTATATCATCGGTAACGTTGGCATTTGTGTCTGTATTAGTAGCCACTTTGTTCATATATTTTCCTGTCCTTCTTACTATCTGGAAAGAGCAGAAATTAAAAGAATCCAACAAGGATGACGATTTGAGGTACTAGATGACCGGGAGCGAGAGGGATCGAATCTATGCTAAATATCACGAAACGGCAATGTCCGCGGCTAAGAAAATATGGTCCGCATACGGCGCGACTTTGATAAGACATGGCATAGAGCTTGATGATCTAACCCAACATGCCGAAATGACCTTCTTAGAGATATTACCTAAGTTGGATACTTCAAATACCGGTCTACCTAATTTTATTTATAAGAGTATAGAGGGCAGTATTCGTGATCGGTTTCTTCGGGGTGAACTAGAGCGATTTGCCAACCAAACTCCGGCAGGTCTTCTAAAAAACTATACTAAACCTGCTCCCAACCCGGATAATTTTGATGAAAACCTAATATTAAGTATGGAAGATGACGACCTAACCTTTTGTGAGTTAGTATTACAAGGGTACAAACCGCATGAGGCCCGGCGGAAGTTGGGTTGGAACATGGACGAATATCGGGCAGCTAAAAAGAGAATAGCTGAATATATGGGAGTAGCAGAGGATGAGCATTGACGACGTGGAAGCTAGATTAACGGAAGACGAATTAGCAGCATTCGAGAAGAATGTCGATGATATATCGTTGGTGAAGGCCAGCCAGGCCGCATCTATGGTAGCCAATGCCGTTTATGATTCAATAGAAGGTATTAGTATTCCCAGGGATCGTGAGGAATGGCTTGAACTGTATAAAAAGCATGTATGGACATACGCGGGTATTTTCGCCATAGCGAGCACTGTCGCCAAATTGCCGCGTACCTTGGTAAAGGTTAATAAGGCTACGGGTGATCGGGAGGAAATTAGGGACCATGAAGTATTGTCCTTATTGGATTATCCTAATCCGGAGACGACAGGCTATGATTGGTTTGAACGTGGGATGATTCATATAGAATCATGCGGCAACGCCTATTCTGAAATCGTCTATGGTACTACGGAACAGCGTCAGGCGGGACGAGTAATTAAGGCGGAGACCCGGCCGTCTGAATTATGGGCTATCCGTCCGGATAGATTGAAACCAATCCCGGCGAAGGACGGTAATGGTCTTGACCATTGGGAGTTCCAGTTAAAAAAGTGGGGTAGGAAGAAGGAATTTGCGGTAGATGAAATTTTACCATGGGGTTATACTGACCCGATGGAAACATTATTTGGTTTAGGTAGCCTCCAACCGGCCTTAGATGATCTACGGCAGGATGTGGCTATGGCTGCGTGGAATTTGGATTTCTTCGAGAACGGCATGACGCCGCAAGGTATTTTCCGAACTGATCAAACGCTCCAGCGAAACCAGGCAGAAGATATAGCTAAACAAATCAAAGAATTTCTGATGGGCGGTAGACGGGTCTTGATTCTCGGTCGGGGTATGGAATGGCAGACGGTTTCGACGGACCCGAAGGACATTGATTTCCATCTCGGTAGGAATGATAATCGGGAGGCTATCCTGGCTGGGCTTGGCGTTCCGCCGGTGAAGGTCGGCCTATTGGAACATGCTAAATATGACAATTATCGGCTTCAGGCCGAGGCATTCCATAGGGATACGATTCTGCCTAAACTACGTAAAATTCAAGGGGCTATTAACCTATTCCTTCTGCCTAGATATCCCGACTTAAAACGAACACCACAGGTAGATTGGTTGTTTGAATTTGATGTTGAGGAATTATTGGCAGAGGATAGGGATAAGCTAACGGATCGTGTTATTAAAAAGCTGCGGCATGGGATGCTAACTATTGATGAAGCCTTGGAGGAGACCGGCCATGATGCGATAGGCGGGGAAATCGGGAAGATGCGGATGATCGACAAATCATTGGTTCCGTTAAAGGAGCTATTGGCGGGCAGTGTCGATATGAACTCATTGGAATCGGTCGAGAATGAAATAGAGGATATTATACGCCGTCAAGAGGATCATCTGGAAGAGCTTGTTGAAGAGAAAGTAAGGAAGGCTATTGAACGAGATAGAGATAACTGAACGGACTGCTACGTATAAGGATGGTATTAAGCGTACGGGCATTCCAACGGATGATCTGGAGGCGATTGCCTTAGATTATGTACCACGAGTACTAGTTGGCAATAGGGCCAAGGGTAAAATAGCTGTGGTCAATGTTGAATATCTACGGAGTTTGATCCAAGCTAAGGAGGAGTATGATTGGCTGCTTCAGATGCCTATTCATCAACGATGCCTGCAAGAGGTTGTTAGGGTGCAAGGCAGTCGGCGGGTAATAGAAGATGAATTGAAACGTATTGCATCTCGGTTAATGGAAGACACCTGCCCGGCTTGTCGCCAAAGACTGATTGAGAAGTATGGAACCAAGGAAGAGCAGGACGAGCGGCTGTGGCGGCGCGTTAAGAGCTTGCGGGAATTAGATAAACCGCATAGTATGTTTGATCGAGTAGCTAGACGATCTAAAGTTGGGTTGGCTGCTTTAGGATCGGGGAAGGATTCGTTAAAAATTGAGGAATCTACCACATAATCATATATTTCGCGGCAAGCGATATAGGATAACTACGGCTACTGATCGGACATTAGGCGGATTGGGAGGGGATTGTGATGCGCCTACGCAGCTTGGGAAAGTAATTAGAATTAACAAGGATTTGATGAAGCCTGATATGAATCAGGAATTGATGGAGATATTACTCCACGAGGGACTACATGCATGTATATGGGATGCGTCTGAATCGACGGTACAGGAGACGGCTGAAAGCTTAGCGAAATTGCTCTGGAAGTGTGGCTATCGGCGTATAATGGAATTATGAGTAAGCCAAGAAAAACAATCAGGATGCGGGAACCGGTATCATTAGATGCTGTGCTATGCCGGGATGACAATGGTAAAATAGCTATTGGGATCGGGAAAAGGACTGATTTGAAAAAGAACCCGAGCGGTATTTGGGTACAGAAGGATGGACATACTGATAAATGGTTGGATATGACGTTTAATATGATGGATGCCGGTCCGGATGAGTTTTGTAAATGGTTTGATGTTGAACCGACATCTTTACCGAAACCCGGCCGTACGATGAAGATTACTATCGAAATACCGAATTGGATAGCGGAGTACTATTGAAACTTTGTTCTCATAAAATTTATAAGGCCCGTAAGCGGTTAACTTCGGCGGCTAGGAAGCTTACCGCCGTTAATTCCCGCAACGTCCTGCCAATGTACCGAGCTACCAAACTGTGGTTTTCCAAGGTAGATAGGCAGGTAAGGGCGGGACTTAATCGTATGGCGGTTAGTTTTAAGAAGGCGGATGCCCATACAATCGTCCTTGACTTGGCTGACTGGGATAAATTAAATGAGGAAGGTAAGAAAATCTTCTTACCGCACCAAATCCGCGTATATGCCCAAGCGATGGGCACGGCCGCGGAATTAGCGAAGTTTAAACTTCCGTTTAATTTACCGAACAAACGGGCAATTGCTTGGAGTAAGAAGCACATCACGCCGTTTATGAAGGACCTGACAGACCAGACCCGGTTAGGTATTCAGCAGTTAGTAACGGATTCCTTGGAGCGGGGGTTAGGTTCGCGGGCGACGGCGAGGGAAATCAGGCGGCTGAAGAACTTTACTATGAACCCGCGGCAGGCCCGTGCCTTGGGCAACTACCGGGCTAAGCTAACCGGCGTGCAAGATAGGATCGCTGCCGCCCTTCGGGCTAATGATGGTAATATGGCGGCCACCGCCCGGTCGCTGCGGATTAAGGTACCGAAGGCGTGGATCAAACAGATCAAGATGGGCACGTTTGATATAGATAGACGTGTGGCTAAAGAGGCAGCGAAGAAGGTTCGTTATCGGGCTGAAATTATAGCTAGAACAGAAGTTGCCCGGGCAACTAGTGAAGGGACATTGGAGGGATATAAAGAGGCCGGGGTAGAGAAAGTACGGTTCGAGGCGGCATTGGATTCCTGTGAGGTTTGTGCAAATTATGATGGTAATACGTATACTCGGCAGGAATCAGAGGGAATGATCCCCGCGCACGTCTCGTGTCGTTGTGTATGGACCCCGGTAATTGAACCACCTGGCGTATAATGAATTATGAATTACGGAGAGATTAAACCGGAACATATTTTAGATGCCGCCAAAACGGCAACCTGCCGCGTATTACGCCGTTGGTATTGCTTGCGGCCATATGCCGATGAGGTGGCGTCAGAAAGCTTAGTAGCGGCGACTAAGGCGGCTAAACGCTATCCGAAGCCAAGCCTGTTGTTTACCTATGGTTTAAAATATACTGTAGATAGAATTATTCGGGCGATGAAGGTACAGAAATGGTGGCCTGATCCCGACAAAATTACAATACGTCCGTGGAGTTTATCAACAGAAGGTTATAAATATATCAACGCGGGGGTAAGCATTCCTATTGAATCTACTAATGAGGAATTGTTAGCTAAAATGAGTAAGGTGCTTAACCCGCGATCCGTTGATATGGTATGGCGGCGGGTAGTAGAAGGAGAAACTTTACAAAGCATTGCCGATAGCTACGGGATTAGTCGGCAAGCTACATGGGAGGCTATTGAAGCCGCCAAGGAGAAATTGAAATGTGCCTGGGCAAGTCAGGCGATAGGAGCAATTGAATGAACATCGAGCAAGTGACGAAAAACAATGTTGGTAACATAAGCGATAGTGAACTCCGCAATCTTCGCAATAGGGCCGTACAGGTCTATGACAGGACCGAGCTTGGCCGACAGGCGATAGCTAAACGGACCGTCGGTATCAGCCAGCCCGTGCCGAGGGACCTGTTCTTGGATTCATATAGGCTGATCCGTGATGAAATGGAAAAGCGTGGGCTATCCCATAAAAGGGACGCGATAGATTCTAAGCTGGTACGGAAGGACCTTCGCGGCGTAGATGTAAGCGAACTGCCGCCGATTATGCTTCAGAAGGATGCCGTTTGTTTGACAGGCCAATTCGTGGCTGATCCTAAGAAGACTAATACTGTTGGCGTTTGGATGGCGGATGGTATTCCTATAGAGATGGAAAAGCGGATGGCTGAGGCTATTTTGTATCAGACCGACCGCGATGTGGCCGTAGTTGATAATTTGGCGGCCCCGGCCATTACGGCCTATGATTTAATGCTCATACCAAGGGGTGAAACTAAAGACGTTGATATGGATGTAATCGCCAAGGCCCAGCGGGTGCCGATTAGTAAACCATATCCTAATGAACATGCGGCTAGGCAACTCGATCCTAAACAATTCCAAGAGTTTCGTAGAGAGAAGGATAAGTTCGGACCGGGCATTGATGCTATATGGGGTATTGATTCCAACGGCAAGGCTAAGCTACAATCAATCCGATTTGACAGTAGTAAATTTACCGTGGCCCAGGCTAGGAAATGGCTTAAAGACCACGGCAAGAAAACGGTTATCGAACCGGCCAAGAAAAGCAATAAAGTTAAAAAAATCGAGATCGGTAAGTTTACTAAGGTCGATGAGGAAGAGAGAATCGTCGGCGGTATTGTATATGCCCCGGATGAGGTGGATAGCCAAGGTGATTATACCGATGCTGACGAGATATGGAATGCCCTTAAGGGCTATATGATCAACACCGGCGGTGTAATGAAGATTATGCATAAAGGTAAAGAAATTGATGCGCCGGTAGTTGAGGTCTTTCAGGCTGAAGCAGATACTATGAAGGGCGGTAGCCACATCCCGGCCGGGGCGTGGTATCAGGCTAACTATATTCCGGAGGAGATGGACGACGTGTGGAATGATATACGCGATGGCCGTTTAACGGGTTATTCAATGGCCGGAAATGCAGAGGTGGAGGGTGAGGGATAAGCATTAAGAGAATAATATGATTCCTAAGTTCAAAGGAATGGCATTTATGTTCGATGGTGCCGGAGGTGGTACTATTGAGTGGGAATGTCGTTCAGAAAAAGATTATCCAAAAGTAGATCGTCTCTATAATGATTTTGACGCCCCTTTTGACTTAAGCGATTATGTTTATGATATGCCAGGTAAGGCATATTGGAAGACTATTCGTACCGAACGGTTTAATGGTGACAGATTGAATTGGTTTGGCGAGTTCGTTTTGGCCGACAATGTATAAAACAAACAGTGTGGCCTCATGCCGAATAGAGTGAGGATGAAAATCACTCACTAACCTATAAGGGAGAGGTTATTTTGCTTTGGCTGATTTCAGATGAGCATTATGGCCATGAGGCTATTATCCACTATTGTAACCGACCATTTGATACGGTGGATGAGATGAACCACGCCTTGCTTAGGGCATGTTTGAATGCGTTCAAGCCGGGGAATACTATTTGGCATTTAGGTGATTTCGGTTATGGCGGAACTAGTTTCCTTATGCCCGGCTATCATAATATCACTCGCGGCAACCACGACCGCGGCCCTGTCTCGCTGGCGAAGGCGGGATTTGCCGCTGTGGTGGATGAGGCGGTAGTCAATTTGGACGGTAAAAGGATATTGCTTAGGCATCGTCCGTTGTATGATTCGTTGCCGGAGGGCATAGATGGGGTATTCCACGGGCATATTCACAATGCTTCTAAGGAGGACCTTATCGCCGCCAAGGAGCGTCCGATTGTCCCTTGGTGGAATGTAAATTTATGCGTTGAAAAAACAAACTATCAGCCTGTGAGTTATAAGACGGCGCTTAAAATGTTGGAGAGACAACGCAAGGCTGGCGTATAATGAATAGTCGGGGCGTGGCCCGGCTCGGCCAGGCGGGGCAGGGCGTGGCTCGGCTGGGCAAGGCAAGGCAAGGCAAGGCCAGCTATTAATGCTGGAAAAGACGAAATGATTGAAGCTATTAGCGGTAAAAACATAGTGATAGAACTAGATTTCAATATAGAACAGTTAATCCACGAGACTCTTAGAAAGGAACAAAACGATGGCAGAGCAGAAATTGATAGAGGCAATCCGGAAGGTTACGCTAAGTGGTGTGCGGGATGTGATGTTCGACAGGTATCCAGGGGACAACGATACGAAGCTGCGGGACGACCAGAAGATGTACCTCGACTCCCAGAATCACGTGACGTTGCCGTCGTTAAATCTAATGTCGCTCCTCAGCGCGCAAAGCACGATGTCGGCACCGAAACGATTCCTCGACTCCCGCAAATATAAGGCAGTGGCCCAAGCTATCCTAAGTTTCGTCAGCATTGATCCGGAACTGATTCCGTTTACACGAAATGGCGAACCTGTTATATTTAATGGGTTTGGTCCGGACGGAAAAGACCCTGTCAGTGGAATTTATGTTCGTAAGGATGTGGCTCGTCTTGACAAGGGAATACCAAATCCCAAGAGCAGGCCGGTACTGCCGATGCCTTGGGAACTGAAATTTACCTTGCACTTCTTTAAGAATGATGAGGTGCAGGAGGAAACCGTGCAGAATCTTCTTATACGGGCCGGTGTTGCATTAGGCATTGGTACGTTCCGTGGCGTTTTTGGGAAGTTTGTCGTCAAGACGTGGGAATAAATCGCGGCATGGCCAGGCGGGGCGCGGCATGGCGTGGCGGGGCCGGGCGGGGCTAGGCAAGGCAAGGCCAGCTATTAATGCTGGAAAACGTAGTTGAAGGAAAAACAGATGGCAAAAAAGACTAAACGAGTGGTGGTAATAGCCGACATGCACTGCGGCCACCGTGTTGGATTAACGCCTCCCGAATGGCAGCTTAATTCCAAAAACGAGCATGATGCTAAGTGGTTGCAAATACAATCAGAACAATGGCGATGGTATCGTCGAACAATATCCAAACTTAAGCCGATTGATTTGCTGCTCGTAATGGGCGATTGCGTGGACGGCAAATCCAATAAGGCCGACAGCCGCGATACCATTCGCCGTAAGCGGAGCGAGCAGGTTGATATGGCATTGATCTGCATTGAACTGGCCGACGCCACGGACATTAGTATGGTTTATGGTACTCGATACCATACGAGTGATTGGGAAGATGATATATGCTCAGCGCTTGGCGAGAAGGCTACGATAGGTGCCCATGAATGGCCGAGTATCAATGGTGTCGTATTTGATATTAAACACAAGGTTGGATCATCATCGGCGGGTGAACATACCCGGCTGACCTCTATTATGAGGGAGCAGCAATGGAATAGCCTTTGGGCAGAGGCTGGTAGGCAGCCTCGCGGAGATTTCCTCCTGCGGGCGCATGTACATTATCATCGTGCTGGTAAGCGTATGATCGGCGACAAACCCATTTGGGCTATTACGTGCCCGGCCCTTCAAGGCGTTGGTTCTGAGTATGGAGGTGAGCAGTGCGTTGGTACCGTAGATTTCGGACTTCTTCAATTTGACATTACCCCAAGCGGCGACACTGCTTGGCGAGAGCATGTTGTGGTTCTCCAATCGCACTACGCTGGCGTAACTGAATATTGACAAGGGAATAATCGCGGCGCGGCTGGGCGCGGCGTGGCCGGGCATGGTGGGGCTTGGCGAGGCAAGGCAAGGCAAGGCCAGCTCTTAGATGCTGGAATACCCCCAAAACGCCCCAGGATCGCCTGTGGGCGACTTTAAGGGCGTGGTAGGGAAAGTAGACGGCCGAAAAAACAAAAGCCCTTAGAACACAATTCTAAGGGCTTTTACTACAGGAAGCGAAAGGATTATCGAGACGCCTTAGCAACCTTCTTTTTTGTTATCGCATCGGCCTTGCCGTATGTACATCGAGAGCAGAGACACGCACGAATGCCCTTACGGGCTTCCGGAACAGCCCGTCCGCAGATGGAACACGATGTACCTAGCGGGGAGTTTCGCAACTCCTCCAAGATAGTAAGGGACTTGTCGATTTTAGATCGCTTGACCATTATGAGAATTCCCCTACAACTAGATCCCATGTTCCATCACCGTGACCAATACAATGAGTATCTAATTTGCTGCGAACTAATCCGTTAGGACCAGGCATTGCATTGTTTACCTCATAATCTATCGCCGTCCATTTTCTTTTTGATGGGATAAGCCAAGAGCGATTAGTAATTATGTCTAACATTTCTTTCGGAGAAATTGTATCCCCATATTCATCTGTAATAACCGATCCCTTTATCGTCCATAATTTTATCCAGTCATCTAGATTATTAATACCTTTTTCCGGAATAATATGCAGACTAAAACACCAACCCGCAGAAGATTTGCCGATATGGATTTGATCATAATGCCGCCCACAGTATGGACAAGGTGGCTTAGGTTCTAAATAGTAGTTTGTTCCCATTATTCAGTCCTTTCTTTTCTATTATACGCCGGAGAATTTCTGGTTTGTCATCGAAATTTACTTTACGGTGGCATTTGAGGATTACGTTCTTGCCGATCACCGCCGGACCGGCTACGCCGTATATGATGGCTAATTTGCGTATGGTTTGGACAACCGGGCGGAATCGCCGTCGGCCCGATGCCCACCTCATGCTATCAGTCTCCCAAGGACAGACCTTGACGTTATGCCATTTAATCGCCCTGTTGAATACCAGGCACCAAGTTGGAACGCCGAATCGCAGGCCATCGGATAGTGGTTTGTCACGCTGGGTACTATCTATTATCCCGATTTGGTGACCGGTCAGTAATTGAATGATAGCGCTATACGGCATAGCATCTATCCGAAAATAACCGTCTCTACGGTGGTGGCCGTAGGTGGAGAGGAAACAGCACACCTCATCATGCGGATAGACCAAGCCATTGCGGATATTGGCGTACCAGCGGATCATGACTAATCCTTTGTATGCAGCACTAATGGTCCGCCGAAGGTCCTTCCCACGGACGGATGTCGGCGGATGTCGTATTCAATCATGGCCTGAAGCTTAGAATCCAGCCACTTCAGATAATCGCCGCTTACGCGGGTGAACCCGCACGCGGGACGGCGGGCTTTGCATAGCGCCAGGATTCGCCGCCTGACCTCTGTTCTGTTGATTGCCGATGCCATTGTCTTGCCCCTTTCATTTTTATTATACGCCGATCTTGGCTATTAGCCATCCCGTGACCACGAGCCACAGGAACAGGCCGACCGGTCCTCCTCCGAGGAGGATTGTCAAGACGGCCAGGATATTAAGTATGCGCTGAGGATTCATCGGATTGTCCAATACTCCGGCCACAATCTACGTATTCGCTGGGGGCCACGGATGTGGACCTTCCGGTTAGTCCGCACATTGATGCCGTCCCATCCGCCATTCCGGCCTTCGCCGGTAATGCGGATAGGGGCCAATATGCCGCTAACCTTGATTACATATATCTTACCGATTTCAATGTCCTTCGCCTTCATCGCTTTTCTCCATATCAAGAATGAAAACTAGTTCGCCTTCACAATAGGCATTACGTTGAGTGCGTCCCGTCCAAACAATTTTCCATTCGCCCATGACGGCCCCGTTTCGGGCCTTTTCGGCAAAGGTGATTTTCTCTGTCCCGGTTAGTTTAACTAGTTGCGGCCCGACCTTACGGGCCATGTTGAAAATTGCCTGACGGGATTTGCTTTGGCAATAGCCAACGAGAAATGCTCGTCCGTCAGAATGCTTCACAGCTAATTCATAGCAGGTTGGACGGTTTGTCAGTCGAGCTAACTTTTTAGTTAGTGCCTTCATTGTTCATCTGTTTCCGTTCGTCCACCGGACGAATCGTTCCCAGAGGGTTTTCGGCTTTTGTTTGTATTCAATCGCTATTTCTCTGGCTTCGCTCAGTTTCATTTTGCTTGTCCCTTATCTTCGCCTCTATTATACGACCTATCGTCCAAAAGTAAAGCCTAAAATTACTATTTTCTGAAAATTGTTATAACTCTTTATGAATAATAGATTTACAAGATGCTTTTTTCTTGGGCCTTTTCGCTTGGCCGAAATATTTGCCAAATATTTGCGAAAGTTTCGGGCTAAAACCTAATCTTATTATGAGGAAACCTGAGTTGAAAAATGAATACATTCAAGATTAACTGCGCGAGGATTGCTTTTGTTGTATAACGGCGTGGCCCTACGCCGAATGGTGAGGATGAAAGTCACTCACTAACCCGTTAGTCTTGAATAACTGTTTTTTCTATTAGCATTTATCCTTGCTTATGGGGATGGGTTGACCTTGTATGGACAGACGCCGGAAACTTAAAAGCATTCGTGTAGACGAGGTTTCACTCGTGGACAAACCCGCGAACCAGAGGCCCTTTATGTTCATTAAGTCTGATTCTAACCCTGATCTTGATTCAACCAATACTGGCATTGAGAAAAAGTTTCGGGATATGGACCTGTCGATTAAATCAGACGGGACCAATTCCGGCACGACTATCAAACTTAATGGTAGGGAGATCAAAGACCTTCGTGGATTTATGCTTTCCTTGACGCCGGTCGGTGAGGAAATGAGTATCTATGCGGAATATACAGTTGCCCGTAAGGGGCAGACTGCTGATGGATTTGCCGCTACCGCTACATACCGCCTATCGAAAGCCGATGATGGTCCTGAATCTGTTATTGAGAAGAAGGCGGTAGACGGCGATATTGAAACAATCGAACAGTACTTGGAGGATTTGCCCACTGCTGTACGGGAATCCGCCCGAAACATAATCGGAGCCGTCCGCAATACGGGGGAGCCGAAAAAGAAAGAGGAGCAAACCATGCCAGAAAATAAGGATGGTAAGGAAACAACGAAGGAGACGCCCTCGGCTGCTCCTGTTGTTGATGTAAAAGAAATCGCCAGTGCGGTTGTGTCCCAGCTTGCAGAACAAGGGGTATCGGCCGACGGGATTAAGAATGCAGTACTTGACCAGATCGCGGCGGAGCGCAAGGCCGCCGAGGATGCTGCGGCAAAGGAAGCCCAGGACCACGCTGATAAGGTGGCTGCTGGCGAAGAGCTGGAATTTGCCAGCGAGGAGGAAATGTTGGCTGCAATTGCCACCGAAGCGAATCAAGAGGCACTTATCGAGGCCGGAGATTCGACTTCAACTTGACATATAGGAGAAAATGAATGTTTATTACAAAGGCCGAATTTGATAAGAAAAAGGCCGCAGTTAAGGCGAAAATCGCCCCTACTGTCTCTATCACTACCACGACCGGACTTCGTAAATCGACTGATGGTAGTACTATTACGGTTGAGAAAGAGCATATTAGCTTTTCCAAATATATCCGTGGTGGATTGTTTGGTATCTGGAGGAATGCGGATCACGAAAAGCGAATCTTTGAGAAGTATGAGGGAAAGAACGTCAGCAAGGCCCTTGGTTCAACTAACCAGACTCGCGGCGGGCTGTTTGTTCCGGATGAGGTTAGTTCGGTACTGATTCCCCGGCTTGAGGCAGAGGCGAAGATTCGCAGTATGGGGTGCCCAGTAACCAAGGTTGCCGGATTCCGTGCGTTTAAGTATCCTGTTCAGGGAACGGCCCCGACGATTACTTGGGGTACCGAAAGCGCCACCCTGACGGCCGATGACAACATTAACTTTGATCCCGGCACGATTGAATCACACAAAATGACTTGTCTGGTTTATACCAGCCGGGAACTTGCCGCCGATGCGGATATAGATATTGAAAGCGTCGTTCAGGGTGACATTGTGAAGCAAATCGCCCTCGCCGAGGATCAGGTTGTTCTGCGTGGTCTCGGCGGCACCCAGCCGCTTGGTTTGCTTTATCATCCCCGTGTTAATAGCACTGATCTATCCGGCGAGATTGATCAGGATGATATTACCAATGCGGTGTATCAGGTTACCAAGTCTAATGGTATCGTGAATGGTTGGATCGGCGATCCTGCCCTGGCTTGGAAATTGTCTAAACTGAAGGACGGCGAAGGCAGGTATATCTATCCGCAGGAAGGTAAGATCGGCAATACCGGTCAGGGCATTACTAATCTTGGCGGGGCTCCGCTTAAGGTTACCACGACTGTCGGTGTTGGTTCCTATCCCGGATCGAATGAGACGTTCGTGGTTGGCGGCGATTGGTCAAAGTATATGTTGATCGACGGCACGGCTATGCGGGTTGAAGTTACGACTGAGGGCGGGGATGCCTGGACGAAGGATCAACTCGGTTTGCGTGTTGTGAAATACTTCGGCGGCGGACCGCTTCAGCCCGCAACTTTTGTCGTTATTAAGGGCATTACAGGTACCTGATAGGAGAGAATAGATATGCAGAAAACACTTGCTAATAAAGTTGTCAAGCTTGCACGCGCCCCGGCCGTGACGGCGAATACGAGCGACTTGATTACGACTATTTGTGATATGGGCGATTGTCAGAATGCTACGGCGATTATTGACGTGGACCATACTGAAGATATTTCAGGGGTTCAGTTTTGGACGTCCAGCTCGGATTCGTTTATTGTAGCGGAAACACAGCAGACGGCTACTACGAATACTGTGCAAGTTGCGATTTCGTCTGACGATGACTCGCTTCAGGCATGGAACGGCAATACCCGCGATACCGGATTAACGGTCAGTAGCAATACGCTATCGGGTATCGACGCTGATGCCTCTATTGCCGTTGAGTTGCCGAACATTCGTCGGTATCTGGTCATGCAGTTTAATGGCCATGGAACCACGACTACGATGGGCGTGACGTTTATCGGACGTGATCCGAGCGGCAGCGACCGTCCATGGACTGGTGCCAGGTCGGCTTACTAGGATTTTTACTCCAAGGCGGGGGATTGTCCCCCGCCTTGGAGTTTCATTAGTACTAGTAGTTAGATGGGATAAGGCACGAGGTCCTTTTGTTGTCTACCGACTCGTGCGGCTTTTACCCATAATAGTCTAGGTTAGGCAACAGGAGGTTTTGAATATGGCTACAACTTCAATTGGTGCAGATAGAGGCAAAGACGCTGGTAGCGGCACTATGAAAGGCGGCACGGCCCTTGAAAGGTACAAGGACGCCGTGTTTATGCGGGATGATTGTAAGTTCTATTTCGGCAATGACGGCGATTCATCTATAGAGTATGACGAAGATGGAAATGATGTAGTTAGTATTGCCGGTGCTGATTGGCGCTTTAGTGATACCGTCAAGATCGAACTTGGTGACGGTGGCGATGCCTATCTTCAGTTCGATGGTACGAATGTGATTTTGGGGGGTACGTTTTCCGTGGCCTTGTCGGATACGCTTCCCGATACAACTTCGGCGTTATTCCTGCGAAGTGATACAGGTAACATATCGGATTACTTGCTTGCCGTTCGTGTATGATTTGTATAACGGCGTGGCCTCACGCCGAATATAGTGAGGATGAAAATCACTCACTAACCTATAAGGGAGAGGTCGGAAAGTTCAGATGCTACTCGTCGGCCAATGGCCGAGAGAGATCATAGGAGAATAAAGATGCATAAGTTTGACCCGAAGACGGAACCTGCTACAGTACAGATCGAGGTAAATCCTCGGAGATATGCGACTATTGCAAAGGTCGATAGTAAAGGTAAGATTCTAAAACTGCCCGATGGTAGGGATGATATTAGTATGCTTACAATTATGGGACACGAACCCACCGACAAGAGTCGTATGTGGGTACCGCCCCGTATAGC